GGGGAAATAATAAAGAAGAACGAAATCAAAAACAATAAATACAAACAACTAAAAACAACTAAAACAATTACAAAAGATGGAAACTACTACATTAGAGAACTTATCAACGAGTGTAAAAGAAGTAAACAACAACGACTCTGGGAGTGAAACAATAGTAAGAAAAGAAATGGAAAATAGCCCATTTACAATAATTACAATAGATCAGGAAAGTTTCGGAGTTATGGGACAATACAGATTAACAGAAACGTATAAGACTAGAAAAGAAGTAGAAGATGAACTAAATAAAATGACATGGAATAGATTAGTGCAAGTATTTATGATATTAAATGAATTAAACGATAAAACAAAAAACAAAAAATAATGAAAACAACACTAGGAGGAGACCGATTAGGTTCAGGACAAAAACAAGAAATAAGCATGAAAAACTACTCACGTAGTACACATGACTTAGGGTATATATGGAGAAGTTCAATGAGTGCAGGGACATTAGTACCATTCATGAGTGAGGTGGCATTGCCCGGCGATAGCTTTGACATAAATTTAAATTGTGATGTAAAAACATTACCAACAGTAGGACCATTATTTGGAAGATATAAGGTACAATTAGATGTATTTGAATGTCCAATAAGACTCTATAACGGAAAATTACATATGAATATGTTAGGAGTAGGTTTAGATATGAAAGAAATCAAACTGCCTCAATATAAATTACATGCAAAATATGATGAAACAAACCTAACAGATAATGCACAAATAAATAGTAGCTCAATATATAGCTACTTAAATGTTAGAGGACTAGGAAGGGCAGAAAGTGACGGAGATGTAATAAGTAGAGAATTTAATGCAGTACCGTTACTAAGTTACTGGGATATATATAAAAACTATTATAGTAATAAAAACCAAACTGATACAGACGGAGACGGAATAGGTGTAGTGGTACATGGTGGAGACTTTGGAAGACCATTTACTATGCAAGGAGTATACGTTGGAGTACAAAGTGGTGGTAATCTATATGTAGAAAATGTACAAAACGATGAAAAGAATATAAATCTAGAGCCAGTTACAGGATTTAACCCATCAAATCCAGTTGTAGAAATGAAAATAATGCTAAATGCATATAAAAACGAAAGACATGGGATTCCGTTATATGATGACGGAAGCGTAGAATATCTATACGGAGGAGTAACTTACACATTAAGTCAAATGTTTAGTACTATATCATTAGAATATGAAGATGACGGACAACTATATATATGGGCAAGACATTGGAGGTTAAGTTATGAAGACAGCGACATGGAAGTAATTCCAGCATTAAATGACGCAGGACAGAATACAGAAATGCCAAACGAAGTAACGGCAGTATATGGTACACCAGAGTTGCATGAATTTAAGTTGAAAAACATAGATGATATGAGAATGGAACTACTAGAAAACGTAAGAAACGTAGGTGCAATAGTAATAGACGGACAAAGCCCAGCGCCGTATGGTTCGGGGTTAGGAAATGCAGGAACATGGGACAAAGCGTTCTGTCTAGGTTCACAAGAAGGTTTAGGGATCAAAACGTACCAGTCAGATTTAAATAATAATTGGATAAGTACAGAATGGTTAGATGGAGATAATGGAGTGAATGATGTATCGGCAGTATTAATAAGCCAAAATAGTGAAGGTTATGACGTAGTAACAATGGACGCATTAAATCTTAGTCAAAAAGTGTATAATATGCTGAACAGAATAGCAGTAAGCGGAGGGACTTATGATGATTGGTTAGATGCAGTATACACACACGAAAGAGCAAAAAGTGTAGAAAGCCCAGTATACCATGGTAGTTTAATAAAAGAACTAGGGTTTGAAGAAGTAGTATCATTATCTGATACAGACGTACAAGGAACGCAACAACCAATGGGAACTCTAGCAGGTCGAGGAAGATTGACAGGGAAAAACAAAGGTGGAAAAATGAATATTAAAGTAAGTGAGCCAAGTTACATAATAGGGATAGTGTCACTAACACCATTAATAGACTACTCACAAGGTAATAAATATGATACGAATCTAAAAACATTGGATAATCTACATAAACCAGCATTAGACGGAATAGGGTTTGAAGATAAAATCACAGATACGTTAGCATGGTTTGATACAGAAATAGAACAAGACGGTACGGTAAACTTCCAAACAAACGGAAAACAGCCAGCGTGGATAAACTACATGAGTAATGTGAACCAATGTAGAGGAAACTTTGCAGAACAAGAGCAAGAAATGTTTATGACATTAAACAGAAGATACGAACATTCAGATAGTGGAATATCAGACTTAACAACATATGTGGACCCAAGTAAATACAATTATATATTTGCACAAGAAAGTCTAAGCTCACAAAATTTCTGGGTACAAATATCAAATCAAATAACAGCAAGAAGAAAAATGAGTGCTAAAATAATTCCAAACTTATAAAAAAAAAAAAATGGCATATAAAATACCAAAATACCACAGGAGTACCTTGACAAGCCAAGAACGGCTTGCAGGGGAAACAATTGAACAGAAAGTTGAAAGAATAGTAAGTAATAAAGAACCGATAACAGACGGGGCGCCTGAGATATACACAGAGCGAAAAGATGGAATAGGTGCAGCTTATAATATTCGGACAGATAGGTTTGAAATAGCAGCAGAAGCTATGGATAAAGTGCAAGCAAGTCTAACAGCAAAAAGAGATAATAAAGCTAAAGCACCAAGTAAGGAAGAAGCTAAAATAATTAAGCTAGACGGCGAAGCCGAGTCGAACAAAAACTCGAAAGAAGCGTAAAAAAAAGAAAGGGGATCTATTCCCCTAACTTTTTAAACTAGTGGTACGCATTTGTTCATATATATCAAGTATAATAAAACGCTTTGAATAAAGCGCGAAAAAAAGAGAAAAATGTTTCTAAGAGAAAATAAGGATAAGATAAACAATATAGAAATCTATAGAATAGTAGAAAATGAATTGGACATGATAGAAGATTTAGTGTTCAGAATAAGCGAAGAAGAATTAAGCGAATATTCAAAATACAGAATATTCAAAGGAATAGAAAAAATAAAAAACAATATAAAAAATATAAAATTCAAATAATATGGGGTTAATGGATATAGGAGGACAAATACTAGCAAGTGGACTAGGAGTACTAGAAAATCAATTAGTAGGACAGCAAGAATACGAAAGAACAAAAAACTTAATGCACATACAACACCAAAAACAAAGAGGTTTAAATGCAGAAGGTCATCAAATGCAAAAAGATATGTGGGACTATACAAATTATGGTAACCAAATGGCACACATGAAAGAAGCAGGATTAAACCCTGCATTAATGTATGGTATGAAAGGTGGCGGAGGAGTTACGACAGGAAGTCAAACAGGAGGAAGCCAAGCAATGGGGCAAGCACCAAAAGCGAAAACAATGGGAATAGAAGGCCTAATGGCAGCAGCACAATTGGATAGAATGAAAGCTGAAACAGAAAATATTAAAACTGATACAGGATTGAAATCTGGAGATTTAAATAGAAAAGAAGCAGAAACAAAAAACTTGGGCCAATTATATGAAACGTTAAAAGCAGAAACAAAAAGTGCAGAAGAAAAAGCAAAAATTAATAAACTACAAAGATTAACAGAACAATTAAATTATGAAACTGCAAAGGAGAGTTTTAATGATAACTTAGAAATAATAGGAGAAACAGCAAGAAAATTAAAAAATGAAAACAATCGATTTGAGGATAATTATGAAAATTGGTTAAACCAAGAATTTGCAAAAACTCTAGAAATAAAAGCGAATACAATATCAAAAGAAACAGGAACAGAACTGACACAAAAAGATATAGAAAACTACGAAGCTGCATTTAATAACATACTAAAAAATACAGAGATAATGCAACAAAATGCATGGACAAAAGAATTGAGCGTTGCAGTGAATGAAGAACTAGGTAAGCTCAATATAAGTCAAAAAAATAAAGAAATGTGGCACAAATCAATAACTAAAATGATAGGAGACATAATGGGGTTAGGTGGAGACTACATGAAAATGTTAACATTCAGTAAATAATGTGTTTATATCCTAAAATAATAAAAAACAGGAAATACATGGAAACTAAAAAAAACGGGGGGAATATTCCCCCTGTTAAAGACCAAAGAGTACTATATGTACCAGTAGGGTGTGGAAAATGTATGGAATGTAAAAAACAAAAGGCTAGGCAATGG